GCTGCCGATCCAGAGATCCAAGAACGTCATTGCCCGCCCCGACAACAAACTCCGCAAGAGGGAGGTTGAGAGCTTTCAGGCAATGCTAGACGAGCGCCGGCGCCGACGCCCACACCTGATCGTCGACAACGACCCCAAGGCCGCGTAACCCGAGATATCGGAAAACGGATTCGCGTGTCCGGCGAGTTTTGAGGCCAAATATTTTTGGAACCCGCGTAGTTCTGGGGGCAAACGTGTGTGCGGGATTCAGGAGCGGCGGCGCGCGAGCGATTTTTCCCCCCGCCGGGGTGGTGGCGAGGATCGCGGGATGGTGCGGCGATGCTCGGCCAGGCGCAATCGTTGACTGATTTAGCGGTGTTGAACTGTCCGAAGAATAGCCGGTAATCCGACAGTGAGCGGATATACGATCCGCTGGTCATCTCTTAAGTCTTGATATTGCTTGGTGTTTTTAAATCATGTTGCAAGCATGTTGCGTCCAGCCGAGCATTGTAAATCGGACAGTTGGCTCTGCTCGGTCGCTCAGTCCGGCTCGCCGGCGTCGATAATCCGTGGTCCTGCTTTGATGTCCATCGGCGGCGGCATCTGCGCGACATTGACAATCCTGATTGTCACGCCTGGCGTTGGTGCGCTTGGCCTGTTTGTTTGTTCGTCGGAAAGCTGCTCCAACGTCCTCAGTGCCTGAACCGCAGGCATATTGTCTTGAGCATCGGCAATTGCACATAGCCGATGGAAATTGCGCGGACCTCGCGCATCACGTAACACCTTCATCTGCTGTTGCAAATAACTCAGCACATGCGGCTTGGCGAGTGCTAAGCGCAAGGCATACGTGGACAATCCGACTAGCGCGGCAGCCTGGTTGTACGGCAGTCCCTGTTCAGCGATAGCATCGACGGCGCGTTTAACCCGCACTGTAATGCGTGGTTTGGGCGTCTTGTTGCGCGCCAGGTGCGAATTATCGGCGAACGCGACATCTTGGGGCATGATTGACGTATAGTTTAAGCCAAGCTTGTCGGCAATGAATGATACATGCGGTCGAACCGGTGAACCGGTTCAAAACGTACTTGTAACTTCTCTCCAGCATTTTATTTCATTAGCCTCTAAAGAGAAACCAGTTCAACCGGTTCAACCGGTTCAAAGGCTCATTTTTCGCGGCTAACTTTGCGAACCGGTCGGTACCGGTTGAACCGGTCGGGTGTAACCCTTCACTGGCTTTCCGTCGATTTCCGTTTTCTTTGGTCCATTCCAGCCGAGCCGCCGCATACAGCGACCAAGGCGCTTGAAATCGATGTCACGCTGTCTGCTGATGTGAATGCCGAGAGCAATCTCCAAGAGGTCGACGCTGGCGACGCGTTCCTCACCCTGCTCGACGGTTCCGATCGTGTCGACGAGCTTGTCATCCCACGGGTCGCTATCTTCTCGTGCTTCCTGTTCAGCCCGCGCTGTATCCCACAACTCGCGCCGCAGCACGATCGACGCACCGCGTTCTTGGGCTGCGGCTTCCGCCCACAATTGGTCGCGGTCGCGGCGCAAGGCGTCAATATCAATGGTGCCGGTCTTAATCGGCCAGAACCGGCGGTCGGCCTCCTTCAGGTATCGATCATTGTTCGTCGTCGCGAACAGGATGCAGCGTCGCGGCTGATCGATGCGCGTTCGCCCATAGGCCGGGCGTGCCCGGTCAGCGGTGCGGGATGCAAACGCCTTGATATGCTCGACCTCAGTGCGCCGGATGTTCGACAGCTCGGCGATCTCGAACAGCCAGATGCCGGCGAGCAGTTCTTGCGCCTCGCGGTCGCGCACGCCCAGGATTGTCTGGTCACTGAAGTTTTCGCTGCCGGCCAGGATCTCGATCGCCATCGACTTTTGCGTCCCCATTGGTCCCTCAAGCACAACGATCGAATCGAACTTAGTGCCGGGGCGCCGCACGCGGCGGATGGCAGCGATCAGGGTTAGCCGGCCGAACTCGCGGTTGAGCTCGGTGTCGGCGGCGCCGAGGTAAGTGATCGGCCACCGCTCGAGCCGCGGCGTACCGTCCCATTCGAGCGCGTTGAGGTAGTCGAGCACCGGGTCAAATTCGTTGTTCAGGCCCAGCTGCGTGACGGCATCGAATACGTATGTAAGGCCTGGGTCGAAGCCAAATGCCTTGGGGATTTTGTCGCGCACTTCGCGAACGATGTGATCGAGATTACTGCGGCCCTTCTTGATGACTTTTCCTTCGACACAAAATCGATCATGGAATGCGTCGTACTGGCACGTGATGTTGAGCGCGTTGATTGCTCGTTTGGTATTGATATAGGTCGGCTTTGGTTTGCCATTCTTGTCGACCTCATCCCAGCACAGCAGCTCGTCCGGTTCGGCGGCACTGGCACCGGCGCCATCGTCGTCAATGTGGATCTTGCGCTTGCTCTGCCATTTCTCGAATGAGCGCTCGACTTCACGGCGCAGCCGGCCGGCGTAGCGGCGAGCAATACCGTTCGGCCACGGCGACAGCGTCTCGATGATTGCCTCGATCGACATACCCTTGGCGCACAAGTGGCCGATGACAGCATGAAACATGGCGCTGGCGTCGGCGCCGGCGGGCGCGCCGGCGCGGATCACGTCGTCCCAGTTGACCGACTTATTGCCAGTGCCGGCGCCGGCTGAGTTGAAGTCGAACCGCTTGTCGCCGGTCGACTTGCCGGTGCCGTCGTAGTGCGCCTGGATTTTCTCGAGCAGGTCGAGCGGCGCTAGTTCCTTGCATTCACCGAGCTGCGCGCCGGTGATTGTGATGTAACGCTCGCATCCGCGGTAAACCTCGATAGCCGCATTCGCGCGCGCGCCCTCGATCTTCCACTTGCGATGCAGCTTGTCGCCGCTGCCGAGCCCGATAATCCGCAAACCCTCGCCCGACGGCGTGGCTTCGACATAGGCGCCATTTGCGGCGTCGACCCAGGCCTTGGCCCACGGATCGATTGCGCCGGATTCGATGTCGATGCAATGATCCAGATCGACTGCGGCAAAGGGCGTATCGAGCAAAGCAAAGCCGACGCCGTCGGCATCTTTTACCGCTGCGGCTGCCACCTGGTACGTCGACCAGGTCGCCGGATCGTTGTTCTTGGCTTTGCGCCGCGGGTTCGCCGCCATATAGGGCGGCTTGGTCCAAGTCTCGTCGCCATTCTTCCCTTTGCGCAACTCCCAGCGCCACAGCACCCAATGCGCGATTTGGCACAGTGGGGCGAGCGCGACCGGAAAGTTTTCGAGGTTGGTGGCGATACGGTTCGGTTTCATCGGCGTCGCCCCAGTCGCACGTAGATCAAATGCAACCACTTGGCCTGCTTCTCGGAAGGTTTCCGGTAGACGGTCCAGCGCACCATATCGTTGACGAATTCATGCTCGCGCGGCGTCAGCCGGCCGTCACCGCGATCGCGGCATTCGGTTGCGATCTCCTGCCAGTTTGGCTCGACGTCCTGCCACGCATCTGCCGGCTGCGTCGTCTCGGCGGCGCGCCGGCCATCGGCGAAGGCGACGTCGTAGATCCGCTGCATGTCAGCTTCCGACAACTTGCCGCCTTCAACGCGCGCGGCGAGTTCGTGGATATCGGCGCCGGCGCCTTCGAGGGTGCGCAGAATTGCACGCGCGGCGCCGAGCACCTCACCGTCGCGCGGCGACGACAACAGCTTGAGCAATTTGCCGAGTCTGTCGGCTACCGGTTCGATGCTCATTGCCGCCAGCACCTCGTGCGATGGCCGCAGAAGCGGCAGCGATAGTGGTCAGGATCGTCGGTGAACCGCGGCAACAATTCGCCGGCGCGCGTTGCCGCAATGACGATTTCGGCGCGCTCGATCCAGGTATGTGCAAACTCGGCGTCGTAGGGCACGAGGATGTGGAGGCGCTCGCAACTGTCGGCATTGGTCACGGTGAAGACGGCCGGATTGGCGTCGACGCCGAGGAAGTGCTGGTACAGCGCGACCTGGACGGCATACTGCGGATACGCCGTGCGGAGCCCGTCGCGCTCGATGGTGCGGAAGCCTTTGCTGCCGAGCCCCTTGTGCTCCCACAGCGCCGGATAGCCGACGTCGGCGACCTTGGGGCCGGCGACGAAGATGCCGTCGGCGTGGCCCTTGAGCATGCCGTCGAGCGCCTCGAACTTGAGCCGGTCCTGCTCGGCGAACTCAAATCGCGCTCGCGCGAAATGTTCGCGCGACAGTTGCTCCAGGAAGTGTCCGCGCGAAAACCGATCGCGGGTTTGCAGCGGGTGCTGCTGGTCGCACATCCAGTCAAATTGAATTTGCCGCAAGCACTCCGATCCGATCGACGATGCGCCAAGATAGCCGCGGGTCGGCTCTCCGATCTCTCGCGCGCCTTCCTCGAGCAACGCGTTGATTGCGATGCTCACAGGCAGAGCAGAAAGTTCGGTGCGGTTAAAATCGGGCATGGCCTTGGTCATGCTCGGCGGAAATGATCTTTATTCATTCCTGCTCCCACGGAGCCTGGCCATCTCAGCCATGAACCGGTCATTTTCAGCTTTACCGGCCAGCCATTCCGCTTTGCTGTCGGAATAGAACTTTGGATTTTCTTGGATCTTCAACATCTCCGCACATTTCCTCGCGGTAGATGCAATGTGGGCTGCGATCGCCGCTACCAATTCCAAACGCTTACGTACGTTCACCGGCGCATCCCGGCGGCCGTAATCGGTTTCTCGCCACCAGGCCTGCTGTAGCGGCAAGGGCAATCTCTTGAACACGACGCCGAGCAGGTACGGATTGGTTGAGCGCTCTCCGGGCTGGTGGCCGGCGCCGAGCAACTCCTTCAACATCCAGGGCCCGATTGAGGGATCTTTGGTGTGGTTCATTCGAGATCCTCAAAACGGTAGCGGGTCGTCCCAATTTGCTTCGGCCGGCGCCGGCTCCGCTGTGCCTGGCGGCCCCTTGCGCGTGACAAGTTGTTCGCCCTTATCGCGCGCGAGCATCGCCTTGCCGATCAGGTTGTAAGCGTCGCCGAGAAAGCCGATCATTTCCTCGCGCGAGAATTGCGAGAGCGATTTGGACCAATCGGCCTGGCAATTCCCGAGCTCTGGAAGGATCGCCTCGATGGCGCCGATGTCCCAAGGGTCGGGGTTGAAGGCCTCGTTGCCGTAGAAGTGCTTGTCCGGTCCGGCGCCGTTGTCGGTCGCCTGGCGCGCGCGCGAACTGATCCAACCGAACAAGACCGCGGCGACGATCCATCCCCACTCGGTATCGCTCAATCGCCCGATCGGCGTTAGTGGAGGCACCGCGCCGCCGGCGACGACGGCGCGGGCCTGCTCGATGGCAACGCGAGTGGCCTCGCGTTGCCAGGCATCCTCGATCGCGCTTAGCGAAAGGCGCCTGGCTCTAGTCATTACGCCCACGCCGGTTTGACGATTGAGATCGACGGCTTCGCGGTGGCGGCGGGCGCCGGTTGTGTGACCTGCTCGACCGGCTGCCATTCTTTGCGCTCGGGCGTGATTATCTGCGCCAGAAAGTTCTTGGCGCGATAATCGCCCTTGGCCGGCTCGACACCGATTTGCGCAAGGAACCGAATGCCGTTGAAGTCGGCATACTCGACGACGCGCGCCTTCTTTGCCGCCTCAGAGACGTCGGTCGGCTTAATGCCACGCGCGCTCTCGATGATCGCCCGCAACTTTCGATGCGTGATATCGGCCGCCTGGGCGTGACCGTTGGTCGTGCCGCTAACGGTCATCCAGTCCCAGAACTTCCGCTTGTCGTAGGGGCCGCCGACGACGACAAGCTCGCAGTCGAGCCCTTCGGAAGTGCCGGTCTTCGACCTTTTTAAAAGTCCGTCCTCGCCGGCGTCGCCGAGGCGGATATTCAATTGGACCACCGCGATGGTTTTGTCCGCGATAACGTCGAATGAGCGTTGCTCGCCGGCTGTGTTGAAATCGTACGACATAACTTTCACCTTCACTTTCTCATCATTGAGCGGCTGCGAGCTCGACCAAGTCGCCGCTCGTCGACTTTGCCGAGAGTTTGGTGAGTAACTTGCCGAGGTCCGGTTGCTCGATCTGCTCGAGCCGGCCCGATCGGTCTTTCGCCGGAAATTGCCAAGGGTTCGGCGTCGTGCAGACGAACGCACGCGTCAGCGCACCGTCGCCGAAATCGATCCAGTGCATGGTGATTACCTGGTCGACGACGGCGGGGAGCTCGCGCCCGGTGCGGGCGCCTTCAAGCTGCAGCCGATGTTCGGTGCGGTTGTAGTCGTCGGTGACAGTCTCGAGGATGCCGAGGAAGACGACGTTGACGGCGCGCGCCTGCTGCAAGTGCATCAACCACGCGACCATCTCGCGGGCATGCAGGCCGTAGGCACCGCGGAGATCGCGCTTACCGCTGCGTTCGGAGAAAGCCTCGGGTTGCTGGCTCGTCCAGGCGAAGCACAGGCGACCGACCGCGGTGAGCGAATCGATAAAGAAGGTGCCGTATTGCCTCGGGCTGCCGAGCTCGGCGATCGCGGCGCTATAGTGAGTCTCGCTATAGACAGCATCCGCCGGCACAGCGGGATTGGCGCCTGCCAGAACAACAGCAAGGTCCCGGCATTGCGGCCAGGTGCGCGGGCAGAACGTATCAACGGCGAGATCCGACACGCAGATGTCGCCGGCTTCAATATCGACGAACAGGGTGCTCGCGAGATCGAGCGTCCGCAGTAGCGATGTCTTGCCGACGCCGGTCGGACCAACAATAAGAGCCTTCGCCCCGCGCAAGCTCGCTGTGCGATCGGCGGCGGCAATGATCTTGTTATTCATTTGTTTTTCTCCGCATCGATCGCAATTTCGGTGGCAAGGCGAAGCGGAATGACAACGAGAGGCTCGAGCCGATCAGCGCGAACAATTAGAAAGTCGCGATCGCCGAGCCAGCCGTATAATTCGCGGAAGCCGTTTCCTCGAACTTTGACTTCGACGCGGCGATCGACGCCGAGTACCGGAACGGATAGATCGCCTGCGAAACGACCGCGGGCGGCGCCACTCAGTGGCACGCGCTCTGCGGCAAAGCCGTGGGCCTGCAAGAACGAAACGAGCGCTCGCTCGGCGCGATTGCCTTTCTGGCGTGAGGATCGTCCGCCGCTCATGATCGCGCGCCCGTTGGGTTAAGCAGCGCGCCAATTGCTTCGTACTCGCTAAGGAAGAAGCCGATCGATTGCGTCTCGCGTGTAAAGGCTTCGACAACTTGCCGGCCGCGACAAAGCAGAAAACCGAGACATCGGCCGTTGTGCATTACTGAGATCAGCGGCGTGGCGGGTGTGGTCGTCATGGCGATGCCCCACCAAATCCGCCCCAATCAAATAAGTCCCAAGCTGTGTTCTGGGGCCCTGCGGAATTCGGAACGATTCCGGTTTGCTTATCTTGGCTTGTGCTCGGAGCTTCATTGCCCCGCGGCGATGCGGCCAGATCGCAGCCGATGAAGTCACGGCCAAGCCGTTTGGCGGCGTGCATGACGACGAAGCTGCCGGCGGCCGGGTCAACAACCAGGTCGCCGGGCTCAGTGGTCGCCGCAATCAGCCGTGTGACCAAGCCGGCC